GTTGCTTCAGCGTAAATGCTCTTAACACCCTTACGCCACTTCTCAACTCTTATCTTGAGTCTTTGTCTTGCTACTTCGTCTGTGTATTCACTCATTTTCCAAGTTCCTCATTGCAAATACCTAGCTTGATGAAATGCCCTGCAACTTCACCGATAGACTTCTTACGATTCTTAACTTTGTATTGCCACAAAAGATCATGAACATCTGGTTCAATCCAGACTGCCCTTAGTTCCTTGTTGTCAACTTGATTATTTTGATTTTCTTTTTCAGTATCCATAAAACTCTCCTTCAAGAAGTATATAATAAAATTTGGGTAGCAACAAAACTCTCCTTCAAGATATACATATCTCCTACGTTGCTACCCTTCTAAATTTAATGTTCCTACGTCTCACAATCCTTTCTGGTTTAGCTTCTACTAACTTTTCAGGTTGTGCCTTGTACCTAATGTTACCCCATGAGATCTCGTACTCACCTGCAACAGCTTTCTCTGCATTACCCATCATATCCATGACCGTAGCCTGCAGAGCATCTCGTGCTTCCTGCGATGCTTTTATGTTCTCATCTAGTCTTTCTATCTGAGCTAATAAATTAATCGCTGTAGCAGGCAATTCTGCCACCTCATCTGGAATTACTTTCTGATACTTCAACCATGCATCATCAGAAGTTACAGGGTCATAGTAAGTCTTGGTATCGACTCTGTATTGAAAGTCTTCTGCAACTTCTTTCAGCTCTGCTTCAAAAGCAGGGTCTCTTTGATAGAAGTAATAATGTATCTCAGGTTGAATATGGTAGAAGACAACTAAGACACCCCAGTTGCACCCAACACATTCGACCTGAGTCTTGAGTTGCTCCCATCCTCTCCAAATAGCAGGTTTACCGTCTTGCGGTGGATATGCTTTTGTCAGCTTGCATTCAATAACACCCATGCCATCTAAATGAATCTCATCACCCTCTGGAATGTAAACTCCTTTATCTGGATTCTCTACATACGTCAGATCATCTGCGATTGCAGTTCCATCTAAAGAACATTCAACAGGGAAGAAGGGATGCTCAAACTTCTGACCAAATTCCGTTTTCACATCCCTGAGATTTAGCTTCTCACATGCATAGCGAATGATATGACCTTCCATGAAATGACCTAGATCAACCGCCACGCTGTCTAGCTCCACTCTGACGTTCTCTCCTTCACTGGCTCTCATAGCTCTGTCTACAAGCTCTTGTCGTGAGCCATAAGGACTGTTGCCATTCGCTTGAGAATAAGTGCTTGCACTTAATCTATCGTCTCTGGTTAATTTACCTTCTTTCTCGCCCATTATTTCTGCACCATGAAGAATATTGTGCCAATGAATAGTAAGAAGGTAAGCACCGCTACTACTTGATCATCTATCATCCTTTTATCCTGTATTGATGTGGCACATATCTCCAAGCAAGATAATGCCTACGTCTAATTTTGTATGCTTGGTACAGCTTTTGTACAACCAAAGTTGCAATTATTCCTAATATAAAATTAACCATGTTAAACCCCCTTTCTGTTTTTCTGGTTAGTTAAATGGATTTTCCTGATAGCCTTCATGTAATCAATCTCAGCTTCCAGAGATGCCCACAGTTCATCTTTGACTTGCTGCTTATCTGTTGCAGGCAAGTCACTAATGATTGTGAATTCTGATTTCTTAGGCACGTACCACTGATGGTTATATGCCTTGTACTTAGGACTAGGATTTTCACTAGGTGAATTCTCACCCTTCCAATCCCATTGCACTACACCTTTGCTAGAGGTGAAATATAGTTCGTGGTTAGATGTGTTCATTAGGCACATTCCTTAACTTGATTGAGTAACTTAACTTTAGTTGGTCTCTTGTAGTAATAAAAAGTTTCGTCAGAATCTTTAGGCTCTTCTAGTTTTGCATCAAATTGAATACGATCACCAACATCTAAAGCAGCATCAGTATTTGGCAGCGAACCAAAAACTTTGTGACCGCTATCTAACTCAATAAGAGATTTATATACATAACTTTCATGATAAGAAAAAGTATTAATGTATTGTTTAACAGATTTAATAGTTCCTACTAAGGTTACTCTTTTAGATGTGTCCAATGCACCCTGCTGTCTTACACCAAACTTTTTGCAAGAATTAGCCATGTAAGTTCCCCAACATGCATAAACAAAATTATTATTTCTTTCAGCATTAACCCTTGCCCAGAACTCTTCTTTGGCTAGCTTTTCTGCTTTCTCTTGAGCAATAGCTTCTTTATCTTTGCGAACAATCTTATCAAGCACCACTGGCTCACCTAACAATCTAATCTTTTTTGCACGATTAGCATTAACATTCTTAACGTATTCATTAGCTTTAGCTACAGCTTTTTTCCAATCAATAGAAAGATTTCTGACGTGGTGATCTGTTTGATTCTCACCACTGTTGTCATAAGCAAACCATTCTTCATGGCAAAAGTATCTAAGCACATACATTTTGTTAAGCTCACCAGAAGCTATATAAAAATATTCTCTTTTTGTTGAACCGAAATTATTCACGATGCTCTCCTTACTAAACGTTCTTCAATCTCTTCTTTAGAAGCAGTGACCTTGTACACATTGTCAGTGGTGTAGATCAAAGTACCTTCGTAGCTATTGATAATACCTCTGATGCTTTCTGTAGGGATGGTGACATAGCCACCACCCCACTTGAGTAATCTGATTGATTTCATGATGCTTTAGTTTTACCTTTTTCAATTACATTAGTAATCAAGATATGATTTAAAACTTTCTGAGTATATTTCTGCACATACTTAGGAAGCAAATGTGTTTCATTGTTTGGATAAACTTCTACATATTCAGTATCAGTTAAGAAGGTTTTGAAATCAGTAATGCTAACCTCAATTCTAAAACCATCTAATTCATCTCGTTGAATTGCTTGATAATGTTCTTCTGCTACTGATCTCCACCATTTTAAATCCCAATTTGATGAATCAGCACCATCATTTTCAGTTACATAAAATTCGTATCTAATCATTACGCCACCTTCCTATCTTCGTAACCATCCACAATCAATTTAGCATCAGCTAAAGTGTTTGCTGCATCAGTGCTATCCCAATATTCTTTTTTTGTTATTGGACAAATTCTTAATGCCTGTATGCTCCAATAAACATATCTAACATTGTCGTAATCTGAACCTCTGTAGATGGTGTATCCTCTATAAAGATATTCACCCTTTGAGATTTTTTTTGCTGTGTGTTTATGTGTCATCTTTTTTCCCTTATTGATTAACATAGGAGTATTATACATATAAATATTTATATATGTAAACAATTTATTTAAATTATTTTTCTAGGACATCTAAGAGGTTTTTGACCGCATCGTTGTGCTTCATATGCTCATCTTTAATGGTGATCTGCTTGTCAGTGTGATCTCTGATAAAGACTACGTTCCGCAGCTCTAAAGAAACCAGAGCATACAGATCTATGGTGTTCTCTGGATATTGTCTGTCTTTTGCTTTGCTACGTCTCAGATCAAATCGCCAATTGATGCGATGGATTTCGTGCTGTGATTTAGTTTTGACTTGGCATCTATAGAATTGATAATCGTATTCAAAAACTATGTCTGCGATGCCTTGACTGGTTATGAATACTTGGTCTGCAACTTGGGCAATGATGCTTGCAGCTAAAAACTCTCCTGCATTACCAATGTGATGAGTATGATGCAGAGCCATGACACTTATGAGCTGTCAGCACATTTCCTTAATCTTTCAGAATTGATCATGCTTCGTCTTGGAAGCTGCTCATGATACTTTGAGTTTAACAGCTCTTCTGCTGCTTTATCCCATTCGCCTAGTTCCATGTAAGCTCTGGTCTTTCTGAATGCCATGAATCCGTTTAGTCCGACATTAAAGCAAAGATCAAAAGTTACGTATTGAGCATCAAGAGGTAGGTCTCTCCAGATTGCCCATCTTTCATCTAAGAACTGTTCTATTTTTTTGATGTCATTATCAAGAAGATATAGTGCTTCTTCTTCTGTGATTCCCCCATCTTCAGTTATTAGTCTACCCACCCCGATAGTTTTCTTTCCTAAAGGGTCATCATAGCAGTGAAGCACCATGCCTTCTTTTTCAATGATCTCTTTTTTGAGAGTAGCGTAGTCTATCTTATTTTCATTCATAGCTAAATACATTATTTGGTTAAACCTTTTGCCTTCTCATAAGTTCTTAGTCCACCAAGTCCAAGCATACCCATGAGAACTGTCATAAGACTTGCCATATCAAACTGAGGTAATGTTGGTAGTGTCTTACCAAAGAAAGCTGCAATAAAAAGAATCAGTGGAGCTAGGACATAATGCCATGCCATAGCAAAAGATAATGCCCATCCCAGAAACGGTCTCCATCCTGCAACAAAGATTGATCTGTGTCCTGCTTCAACTTTGTTAAGCTCAATCTGAGCCATGTTTGCTTTGTGTAATTCTGTATTCAATTCGTGTTGCAACTTAGCTTTTAAATCTTTGTCAGCAACAAACTTGTCTAATATCTTGCTGACTGGCTCTATAAATTTATCAATCATTTTCTTGCCCCTGTTTCATAGCTTGTATTTCTTTTTTACGGAACTCAATTTCTTTTTGTAAGACCAATACTTCTTTCTCTAATA